AACCACCTGAGCAACCCACAAAGAAGTAGAATCGCTAATCCCCAAATCCCAAGCAACATAAGACTTACATAAGTCATCACGCTCAATAGTGGTGAATCGGTTCTTCGCCTCAATATCGTTGATAATCTGCCCATAATAGCTACCCTCTACGGCTGCATCAAAAGAACATTCAAACTCTTGTTGGTACTTGTCCTCACCCATCTCCTGACGAGCAGACCAGAGTTCCTTATCACTAAGAATGTTAGTTTCACTAGCCTTAAACTCTAGTAGCTTCCATCCTTCAGCAGTCTTAGCCCTGTCTCTGAACTCTGCGAAATGATTCCTGCCTTTAGGTGTACCAATGAATAAGCACCACGTAGGAGCCTCGTCTGTATTCCTATCAGCTAGTGCTGGCCTGATAACCTCATTCCATATCTTAGGGTTTTGATCCCCTATTTCATCAAGAATAACGCCATCAAAATACTGCCCGCGCAAGCTATCAGCGTTATCGCTACCGTACAAGCTAATGCGACGACCCCAAAAGTCAACTCTAAGCTCGCTGATATTAGCAATAGCCCCAAGAGGACGAGTAAATTCCAGCAGGTAATCCCATGCCACACGTTTGGATTGAGCATAAGTTGGAGCAATATAGGCAAATCGTGGGTTTGGTTTGTTGCACTCAATGGCAGCCTTTATGAGATGGTTGATAGCACTAACAGTCTTTCCAAAACGTCTATGTGCCACTACTACTGTAAACCTGTTGTTATCTACAGCCTCATGAATCTGCTTCTGTAGTTCTCTTGGGCGATAAGGTATGACTATTTCTGCCATGTCACATTATGCTGTTGTGGTCCACCATCTAAGCCTGTTAATTCAGTCCTAGCCAGCTTAGGTATATGGTACTCACTTAGCTTATTCATTAGGTCAAGAGCCTTATAAGGATCGTCTTGAGCCACTTCGTTAAGCCATCTATCCATGTTCCCTGCATTGCGCTCTAATAGGTTAGCAATAGCCTCTCGGACTATCTGAGTGCTCTTATTAGGCAATCCTTTAGGTCTACCTGGCCCTGCTAGTCCTTCACCGATTTTTGGCGTTTCTTTAACAGTATTTGTTTCCATTTTTGCATTATCCTCTGGATGTCATGCGGTTACTGTAACAAGCCTTTGATTATCAATTCATTAATTGGTACATCATAAGACTTTAATGGGAATGTTTGCGATCTTTGTGCTGGAGTCATATTCATTCTAGCTTGTACTGCTCTAGCCTCTGCCTCTCCTGCTAACTTTCTATATTGTTCATTCGCTGGCAACATTGCAGATAAATTAACATCAGACTTCATTCCCAAATCTATTGCTTGAGTAGATGGTTTTCTGCCTAAATTTTCCTGCACCCATTTAATAGCTTCACTAGGCTTATTCCCTTTTAATATTAAAGTATTAATTATTTTGGCATCATTAATATCTTGCGCGCTTGCAAATTCAGCAGAACTTCCACCCCTAGCAAATCCTTCTTTTTGCTGAATTGAATGCTGTAATTCATGCAACATAACAGATTGTGCTTCTTTATTTGGTAGATCATATTGCATTCTTAATGTGTTTTCTGCCATTTGACCTTTTGCAGTATTTCCTTTTGGAATAAATTCTGTTTGTACATTAGCAATATTAGGATATGCTTTTAGTAAATCAGGATGATAATAAATATCTTTTACTGTCATTGGCTCACCAATTTGCTTTACGCCGCCTTTTTCTAAAGCACCTAACCTATTCATTACTACATCACCGTAAGAGCCACCACCTTTTAAAAAAGCTGGCAAATCATTTATCTCTTGACGTAACTTTCCGTCAGGACTTCTGAATGTATTAGTTTGTTGCCATGCTAACTCAGGAGCAATGCCTTTTTTTTCTAACTTAAGAAACTCAGACGCTGCTTTTTTATCCCAAGTCTTAGCATCTCTACCAATAAATGTACGCAAAGCACCTTTAGGAGCAGTTCCAATTCCACCGCCGCCAAAAGCATTTACAGCCGTATTAACAGATTCTTCTGGAGTTACCTGATATCCTCTTGCAGCCGTTATAGGAGCCGATACAGCCTTAGCCAAGTCATAAATGAACTGCGGAGCTATAAGCCCTTGCTTTGAGTTATAACGAGGCAAAATACTTAGCCGTTCCTCCATTGGAACCATGCCGAATGCTTCTTTTGTTTGCTGCTCAACAGGCGTTAGTAGCCCCATAGAATGCCTCGTACATATCCGGTCTGTTAGTCTTTATCCACTCACGTGGTTCTTCATGGCATTTAGCAAAGTCTGTTCCAACCGTCTGACTTCCTGCATGATGAACGTATCCACGACTTACAAAGTGCTGATAACCAGCCTTGTTTAAGTCATGGCATATTATATTGTCTGAATACCAATTAGTGCTAGGGAATTGTGCTACATCCCATGCTTCCTTGCTTATAGCCGCAAATATTGGCGCAATGACATCAGTCATCTTAATGTGGTTTTCACTATCCCACTTTAGCCCTGCGAACTTGTCATCCTCTATTGCTACACGAATATTCTGGTCTGGCAGTATGTAATCTGACCTTGCCCCTAAGAATCCTGTCTTAAACTCTCGATTGACGTACTTCCAATCCTCTTGCATCTTCTTTATAGTATCGGGAGCCAATACTACATCGTCGTTAGCCATTATTAGTGAATCGTAATTCCCTGTATCGAACGCATAAGAGACAATTGCATTATACGCATCTCCGAAATTGGTAGCAGTATTTGGTCTGAATATGATTCTATCGTTGCCAAGTCTCTTTCTAACTTCTCCCCACAACTCCAAACTATTTGCACTAATGTAAACTGGCAAATCTCTTGCATATTGATTAATACTTTCTAGCAATACGTGGATACTTGGGCTATTAACAGTAGCGATGACTATTGCTTGCACAAAACCACCTTCATAGAATCTACTGCTCGTGGAGTTCGTAATATCTTAGCATCAGATATTTTTTCGTCTAGCATTTGCTGACCTAATGCCGACAAGACAAATTTCATTTCCTTGAGGCTAAACTTATCTTCCCACCCTAGATACCAGTGCCAATCGGTGTAATACAGCCAGCTATTCTCGTTAAACGCTCTAACGTGAGTCGGGTCTTGCCAAGCACCTAGACTTAGCTCGTAAGGTACGCTAATGTGGAATTCACCACCAACCTCTAGTAAGTCCTTAACATTAGTCATTGCAGCCACTAGATCAGGTATGTGCTCCAAAACATCGTTTGCTATTACGTTTGCAAACATACCCTTTTCAATAGTAACTTTGCCAAATCTAGGACTGTCGATAATCTGACCAAACTCTACCTTAGATATGTCAACCCACCAATCAGGATTGACTCTAAGCAATATGTCTGCATTAAAGTACGAATCTTGCCAATCCTTACCAGAGCCTAAATTAAGCGTTTTTGGCAGCAATTAAATCCTCAACATTGTCAGAGCAAAGCAATGGTATTAAATCGTTTATACGGCTATCTGGTAGATCCCACCACGGTTTATCAAGCAATCTCTCTATCTGGTCATCTGTAAAACGCATTTTTAATACTTTGGCTGGATTACCACCAACAATTGCATAAGGAGCAACATCCTTAACTACCACCGAATTAGCTGAAACTACCGCACCATTACCAATAGTAACGCCAGACATTATTGTGCAGCCTGATCCTAACCATACATCATTACCAATAATTACATCACCTTTAGTTACTGGATGACCATCTCCATGATGCTGGAATACGTCTTGATTAATATGCCCAAATGGATAAGTTGTAACCCAATCAGTTCTATGATTACCACCAATAAATATAGTTACATTATCAGCAATAGAACAAAATGAACCGATTTTTACATCAGCTCCTTCACCCCAATCACGAACTTTTATGTTTTCAATACCATAACTGTATTTCAATCGTCATTCTCGTTTTCAACTTCATCTTCCATCTCGTTCTCTATATCGTACTTAGCCATACGGAGCATTGTTTTCTGCTTTGGAGTCATCGCCTTAGTAATAGGGCCTCCAACTAACCACGCTGAACAAGTACGATCAGCAGCACACTTGAACTCAAACAACTCACAATATCCCAATTCAGCATTACCAACCACTTCATTAGCATACGTTTCATTGTCTGATTCCTCACCCTGTATACCCTTAACAATGCAATCCATCATTTCAGGAGTCTGGATAAATGCAGAGCAGTTGCCGCAACGCATTGTCTGAGCATTTTCCTCTGTCGTATTCCATTCCTCTGCGCGAAGTTTCCAAAAATCATCTGGTTCTTCAGGATTAGCAGGACCATAACCTACGTTCTTAAATGCCCAATCCCTGTTTTTAAGATTAAGCTGGATGTCTGAGCAGACTTTAGGACATTCTTTCATAAATCACCTATTTCTTTTTGTTTCGTGCAGATATAGCAGCAGCTTTCTTCTTAGCGTCAGCCTTTGAACTAGCTCCCCATGCCTGTAGGCTTAGAAGCAGTCTAGTAGGCTCACCATCAGGTTTTCTCTCTGCTCCTGGCATATTCCCCATACGAGCTAAAAAAGACGCTCTACGTGGGTTGTCGCCACTTTTAACCGGAGCCTTTAAGTCTGAGCCAGGATTCGCAGCCTCATACGACTTGCGACCTTTCTCATTAAGTCCACCTTTAGGATTCTTACCAGACTTCTTAGTCCAAGCCGCAGTCATTTCTTGACCTTCTTGGCAGTCTTAGCAGCATCTTTAAAGTCAGCCTTAGTCGGTGCACCTTTAGTACCAGGCTTTTTCATCTTTTCACCCGAACCTTCAGCTATACGCTTACGTTTAGCGTGAATATTGGCATAAAGACCTGTTTTCATTTCTTAGCCTTATTCTTAGCAGTACGTTGACCACGCATAGGCATCTTTGCTTCGCTAAGAGCAATAGCAACTGCTTGCTTCTGAGACTTAACCACAGGACCACCTTTGCCAGAGTGCAATGTACCTTTACCGTACTCACCCATGACTTTAGCTACCTTCTTAGCTGCTTTCGATTTCTTCATCATTTAGCATTTCCCTAACTTGTTTAAGTAA